GTGCTCGCGTCAGTAGTCAATGCCCATAGGCACTCAATTTCCACGAGGAGGACAAGCAACTGCTCCTCGACGGGCGGAAGATCTACCATCGTCAGAGGGATGTCAACGTAGGAGATGAACCCCTCAACCGTTCGCATGCGCTTAGATACTGTCCGGCCACTGGCATGCTGCAGGAACGCGTCGTTAGTGTAGTCGGTTAGTTCCTCGTCCGCGAACATCCCAGCAGTATTCCCGTTTATGAGCAGGGTGGTACCTACCGGAAGTGGGTTGTAGACACCGAACAGAAACAGACGGCCGTCAACCAAGTCGATGGTGAAGTCGGTTGTCTCCACCAAGTGTGTCAGCCCCACGCTATCCACTGCGTCGACCGTAGCGGTGGTTATCTGGGTTTCAGTGAGGTCGTAGTCTCCAGCCTCTCCTGTGCCCGTAAAGGAATCACGAAAGGGTTGCCCGAGATCCCCGAGTTCTCGTCGAACCCGGGCTACGAGTGTCGTGACATCAGCCATTTTCTTTACCAGCCCAGCGCCAACGACGCAGCCGGGAACTGGACACTCTCACCAACACCAGCCTGCAGCACCGTATCCAGCATCCACACGTAGCGAACCTTCCCGGTCGTGCCTGTAGCAGCCTCCACGAGGGCAGCGTAGGCAGCACCAGAGGCCATCCCAGCCGTAAAGGGCCCGTAGGTGAACAGGGCACTGTTCGTGGTGCCGCGAGGGCTCAGGGTTGGGACCACATGGGATACCAGTTGACGGGCATATCCGGCGTCTGTGATCTCGACTAGGGAGGCCATCACCGCGTCGTCGCCGGGATCTTCGCTAAGCAGCAAGAGGTACGTGCTGCCTGTGTACGTGTTGCCTGAGACCTTAGTGATGGACACCGAGGAACCGGCCGACGTTGTGACGATCGGTGTTCCGCCAAGAGTGGCAGCCAGGGTCAGGGTGGTGGTCGTGGGAACGGACGCCACGTAGTAGGTGGTGGCTGACACCAGGGGAGCACCCGTGGTCATTGTTCCTAGCACCACGGCCTCATTCACGGACAGGCCGTGGGCTGCTGAAACAGTCAAAACGCCTGTGGTGATGGCTACGGTTACCGTTCCGAGGCTGGCGGGGGTCCACACGTACGGAGAGCGGCCGGTGATGAAGTCCAGAACCGTGCCAGCGAAAGTATCAGGCAGTCCAGGCATTTACTTACCAACCTTCTTGAACAGCCGAAGGAAGTGCTCCATCGGAAGATGCGCCGAGCGCTGATTGACCGAGTCTTCCGGCACCCAGGAGAACAGGACGCCCTCGCTACCACCGACGCCAGGAACCGGCTTCGTATGAATGAGATCGATGGAAACCTTGGTACCCGCAGGCACGGTGCCAATACCGGTTCCATGCCCCTCAGGTGCGGTCAGTGTGAACGTGTCACCTGACTTGGGCTTGGTCTTCGTGGTAGCCACAGAAGTCCCTTTCTTAGCCGGAAGTCGATCAGTGCCAGATGTATCCGAGTTTGTCAAGGCGGTCGTAGATGTGCTTCTTGGCACGGTAGGTGCGGCCCTCTTCGAAGTCATATAGGTTGCCAACGCCAACGGTCATGTTCTCAATCTTGGTGTTGACCCTGAACTCACGAACAGGCTCCTCCACCTCAACGTCCTGAACCTCTTCGACGACCGGAACCTCAACCCTTCTCGGCTCGGTGAGGTCAATGATGCCGTTCTCTTTCTCCTCAGCCGCAGCGGCGCTGGCAAGAGAGATCTCTCCCTCGCGCAGACGAAGGGCCTCAGCGTTGTCGTCGGCCATCTGGGCCTTGCGACGGCCAGTCATATCGGCAGGGGACTTGCGGGAAACGGATGTAGCAGACATATGGTTCTCCTGAATAGGGCACGAGTGTTTTTGGTCTTACTAGAACAGCGTAATGAAGAAGGCCCCCAGACTGTGAGTCCGGAAGGCCTTCTTCATAAGTCTAAGGATTCGCCCTGTTTGAGCGGGCCTTAGTTGGTCTCGATGGTCAGGGTGGCCTGATCGGTGATCATGCCGAGGCCCCAGATCGCGTACCACGCCAGCGCGTGCTCGCGGCCGAAGTCGAGGATTCCACCGTCACGCAGTTCGACAGGCAGGGAGATCGCGTGACCGAAAGCATTGTCACCGATGATGCTGGCCTGATAGACGGTGCTACCACCGGTATTCAGAACCTGCTTGACCTGGGTGGTCTCGATGAACACGACGTCGTTCAGACGGCCGATCTCTCCCAGCATGAAGTTACCTGGAGCGGCGTACTTGGTGACCTCGATGAACTCAGGGTCGTCACGGAGTTTGCGGCTCTGGTGCGGGTGGATGAAGCAGACGTAGGTCTCACCGAGGCGAGGAACGTTCTTGGTCGCCAGGGTCTCAACGGCGTCCTTGGTGACCGCAGCGGTGAAGTCGAAGCCACCGGTCAGGGTGTCAAGGCTGGTCGCGGCAGTGCCATGGTCATACGGTGACAGACTGGTTCGAGCGATGGCGGCGGAGAACTTGTCATAGCCGTAGATGACTGAGGTCGCCTGGAGCAGGGTGTCGCGAGCGGAACCATCAAGGTACAGGGCCATGTTGCGGCCGAGCAGACGAGAGGAGGAGGCCATGACGTCATCGAAGGAAGCATTCAACAGCAACTCGGAGACGGCCACGGCGTAACCGTGCTCGGCAACGGTGATGGAGAACTGCGACGCGGACAGCGCGTTGGTCGTCATGCGCACGCCTTCAACGAGTTGGCTTGCGGCCCCCAGGTTGTTGTAGCGCATGAAGTTGATGGTCAGCCCGGGCTGAACCCCAAGTTCCGTTTTCTTAACGGCAAACTGCTCATACCGCAAGATTGGCATTGACTGGAACAGGATCTCTTTCGACCAGATGACTTGAATGGCCTGACCCAGTTGACTGTTGGCACCTGCATACGCCGTGGGCGAAGCCGACAGCGCCGTGGAACCGGTAATGGCAGATGCCATGATGTCTCCTATTTACGTTATGGTGTCCGGCTTTTGTCAGCCGAACATTCCGCGATCCTGCCCTGACTTCACTGCCGCGCCGAGCAGAGCCTGACGATTAGCGGTGTACTCTTCAATGCTCATGTTCTGGATATCAGCAGCGGTGTACGTCTTGTGCGACTGGTCACCATCCATTGGACCAACTGGTGCATACCCCGTAGGGGAAACACCTCGCGGAGCAACTTGAGGCGCAGTAGCAGCGGCAATACTTGCGAGAAGACTCTCAGTCGTTGCCTTTACTCTCACAAGGCTAGCGTCGATTTCCTGTGTATTGTTACCGGTGACATACCCCACAAGTTCCGGAGCAATTTCATTGGCCGCAACGGCCTCAGAAACCTTCACCTGTGCGTAGTCACGCAGTTCAGTAAAGGAACGCTCCTTAGCGAAAGTCGCGCGCTCAAGTGAGTTCTGATCCGCCATATCAGACAACTTCTTCTCGAACTCAGCGCGCACATCGGCGACCAGAGTTTTCGAGTCCTGCTCTTCCCAGCGCTTAGCGGCTGCCTCTTCGGCATCCTTCGTAGCCTTCGCAGCAGCATCCGTAACAGCGGTGTCCTTATCCTTCAGGAGATCCGCCAACTTCTGTCCCTGCTCAGCAAACTTCTCTTCCCAAGACTCAAGGGTTTTGTAGACCTTGTCCTTCTCCTGCGTACGAGCCTTCTCGATGTCATCGGCTGTGAACCGAGCAGCGGTCTGCTCTACAGGGACAGGTGGGGTGATGGGGAGGGTGATACCCGCAGGGGGGATGGTGATAACCGGTGCGGAGGTAGTAGCAGTAGTCATGTCTCGACTCCTTGGTCGGAAGTTTCTACGAGTAATCCACGATGAGAACGATGAAGGTATTCAACAGATTTATGCTTTCACAGAACAGATCAGAGTTTGTAATGCTCAACTGTCACTCACCGGGATGCGGGAGCCCAACTTGGTTCCATAGGCCTGTGTCACCAAGTCCGCCATAGCCTGCGCCTGATTCGCCTCGGTCATCTCGGCAATCTCTGGAGGAATGGCCAGTGGTGCTTCAGTGGGCGTTGGGACGGGGTTACCGTCCGCGTCCTTCTCCTGTGGACCCTTCTTATCTACGGGCCCACCCTCAGATCGGTCGATACCCGTCATGGCCATGATGGCTGCGGTGATCTGCGAGTGAAGAAGGTCAAGAGCGCCCTGGTCGCGTGCATCCCTCACGAGTTCTTCGAAGATCTCTTGCATCTTCTCGTCTGGGAATGCCTCACTCAGTTCCTTGAGCGCGCCGCGCTTGGACTCCAGGCCCAGCGCCATCTTCGCCTGGATCTCGTTCAACTTGATCAGCGCATCAATAGGCAGTGGGCTGGACCATTCGATACTGTTCTGGTACACCATCGGGTCTGCGGGGTTAATGACGGGATCTTGGCCAGCCTGAAGAATGCCCTCGGTGTTTGGGTCATACGTCAGGGTATTCGGCTCGAACAGGAACAGCGTCTTCAGAGCGAGTTCGTTGATTTTCTTAAGAAGCCGCGTGTAGGTCAACTTCTTCATGTTGTGGCGCTGCATCGCTGGCATATACATGATGGAGAGTGCGACACCTGAGGTATTACTGATGGGCTGCATCTGGCCAAGAGCCGACTCTGGAACACCGGTCAGTTCGTGCATGCTTCTCTTGATGGTCTCAAGGAACTGAAGTGGACCTGCGAGTTCTACACCGTTGGTCAGGTTGAAAACGTCGGCGTCCTTGGGAAGACCGCCCCAGACCTTCCGCGCGCCCTTCTCAAGGTTGCTCGATTTCGCACCCTTGATGATCGTGATCGGAGCAGCGTGATAGTTGATGATCTCGCTGATGTCCGTGGCCTTCTCGTTGTACTCACGGTTCAACGAGATGATGTCACTGATGTCAGCAAGGCCCCAGGGGGAACTGGACACGAGGATATTCGGCTGATGCACGATCGGGATCATCCCAAGAGGATTGGGTCGCTGGTCAATCAACTCGTCGTTGACATACTCTTCGATCGTGTCGTCAGTAAGTATCTCGACGTAGGTGTAGACCTGACGAGTGCCCTCGGCCGACGTGCTCCAGAAGCGGTACTTCAACTTGAAGCGGATCATCCGGTCGCGGTCGTGGGGGTGAAACTCCGGGAAGCAGAATGCTGCATTCAATGGGAGAATGCGAACTCGCCCGGGGTGGGCAGCGCCTGTGCTGTCAACAAACTCCGGGTCATAAGCGACCTTGGCGAAAACATCTCCGGAGACGCCGCCCTGGTTGCCCATCTCCCAGAGCAGTGGTGCCTTGTCGTTGTCCACTTCCCAGATTCGCTTCAGCAGGGAGGGGATGGTGTGCTGGTACTGCTTGACAGAGGTGAACTCAACGCCACGCGAGAAAGTGAAGTTGGTTATCCAGTCGCTAAGGGCTTTGACGTAGTTGAACGTGATCTGCTGGTCACCCGAGGGGTTCCTGGTCGCCCAGTGATGTCCCAAATACCATGCCCAGTTTTGCGCGTATCTGTTCAGGCGAGGGCCATGTACTTCAAACTCCTCATCGGCCAACTCGACGAGGCCGAGGGGGCTGATTGAGACGGTTAGGTCGCTTCCTGACGCCCGCATCGAGGGCGAAGCAAAGTTCATAGACATGGTTCAGCAGCACCCCCTAACCGTGGTGCGGGGGCACACGAGAGGAGCATGCCACCGAATGTCTTCAAGGGACTATTCCGTTGCTCTCAGTCAGTGACGACGGCCGGAGCAATTCGCTCGTAGCGGCCACCGGAGCGATCGACCTGCTCGTAGTGCTGCTCGGCGTTCTGCGTGAAAGCACCATGAGCAAACTCGCCGAGGAAAGTCGGAGCCTCCACCCAAGAAGCAGAACCGACGTGAGCGCGCTCAGCCATGGTCTCTTCCGGGAATTTCTCGTAGACGTTCGCGTTGTGGTTCGGACGGCCGGGAGCGGGGACATAGCCCTGCAGGACACCCTTGGTGAACTCATTGGGGATGTCGGTATCGGTTCCGATACCTTCCTCGAAGCGCAGAGGGCCTCGATTGCCGGGAATGGACGGGGCAATCTTCTCCTCGTAGGTCGCCGAGATTCGCTCAGGGAACTGCGGCGCGGGTGCGAGATTGTCAGTCATGGGGGTTCCTTCTTCCGGAAAGAGTTGATCAACACAAGCGTAGAGTCTGGGGCACTGTCCTTGTTAGCAAATAGCCGTCGGGGGTTAGGGGCTTGGTGTAACGGGAGGAGCCGACGGGCCAGAAGATACGTCTACTGGGGTGAAGGCAGGAATGCTGGCCAGTGCGGCTTGCCTAGCCGCTGCTGTCTCCACGTTGGACACCAGTTGGGTTATATAGGTCATAACCCCTTTGATTGCATTCTCCGGGGTGACATCTGTGTACCCGGAGTTGCTGCAGAGCGCCGAGATGACACGGGAGACATCAGCATCGGCGATGGTCAGGGTGAAGACAGCCATGAAGAGCCTTCTTAAACGATGGGGATGAGCGACGTGAAAGGAACATCCACAGTGGACGTAGCCACCAAGGTGTGGAATGTGCGCACGACCTGCCCATAGATGATTACGGTCACCTTGTAGTCCCAGCCTGTAGGGCTAAGGGTGGTATTGTCCGTGGCCGGAACCTTCCCAGCGACAAGCCCGTCGATTACTCTCATCAGCCATTTAGGCTCATGACTGACCCCTCCACTGGGAACGTGGGTTAGGTCAGTACTAGCCTCGAACATCAGAAAGCCATTCTGGTGCTTCCCATCGATGGCCCCAAATTGAGCAACGATATTGACCATCGAGACATCAGTAGGCACAGTCGCTGGAGGAAGGTCACTGGTAAGGGGGATTCCATTAGTGCAGGTCCATCCGGGCGTGCCCCATGCGTCTGCCATCAGTTGAGTCCCTGCCCTTGGTTTTGGCGAAGCGCCTGCTGTCGGTCAGACACCGAGGCCGCGCCGGAGGTGAAGTTGAGTCGTCGCATTGCGGCAGGAAGAAGCCCTACCTTTTGCTCACCGAATTCCCCGTTGCCACCACTGTGGACCCATGCGTTCTGTCCGCGAGTCTCCGTCGCCATTGCCGCCCGGGCCAGAGGGGTGAACATCGAGGCGTGCTTCTGAAACGCCGCCTCCTCACCGTGTCGATCGACACCACGGCCCGATCCGAGATGCCCAAATACATCGTGAACGGCCCGGAACATGTCGTTCTGGTCGTTGCTGAAGAAGGGGTGGGCCCCAGTCGTCTCAGTGGACATGACCTTGATGCGGTGGTTGTTCTGCACGTCGTTACGAAGATCGTTGACTACCGAGTGGTAACTGCCCCCCAAGCCATAGGGGTCATGCTTGGTGACCTCGGTGTCGATGCCGAGACCACCCTGGCGCGCGGACTTGGTCATAAAGTCGAACTGCCGACCAGTCTCTTC